TTCGAATCCCCGATGTCTCATTAAGATGAATATAGCGGAAAGCCAGTAAAATCAAGGCTTTCCGCTATTTTTTGTGATTTTTAAAGTAGTAAAAAGTAATCAAAAGTTGATGGTTTTTAATGTCCGCATTGCGTCCGCAAGGTGTTTTTTGACCCTAATGTCCGCATTGTGTCCGCAAATCAGATTGCCAAAACATCATTTACAACGGCTGCGGCATCTTCTTTTTCTTCCATGATGTGATTATATACATCCAGTACCATTTTCTCTGTATCTCCCATTAGCTGAGCAATTTTCTTTATACTGATCGCCGGTACCTGGTAACAGAGGTTCGTGCAGTAATTGTGTCGGAAGATGTGTGCAGTCAGACCGGACACGACCGGAAAAGTATCAGTACCGCCTGCAGCATAATTTATTTTCTTTACTATAGACGCCCACATTTTTACATAAGCGGAATGTGTCATGTTTGATCCGTCACGACAGGTAAACAGATATGTACCGGGAAGAGTAGAGATGTACTCTTTTAAAAAGGCTGCAGTAGTATCCGGGATTGGAACAGACCGAAATCCGTGATCGCTTTTTGGCATCTGCTTGATCTCCGACGTGTTTTTCGGGAAAATAAGCGTTTTTGTGATCGAGACGGAGTATTTGCCACCTTCCGATTTAAAGTCGAATTTTGACAGTGCCAGAGCTTCCCCACGGCGTAATCCACAGGAATATATGATATAGATAAACGCTTTCTCCCTGTTTGTGAAATCTGCCTTTGAAATAGCTTCTTTTTCCTCAGGCGTGAGAGGACGTTTTTCTTTTTTGACATATTTTGGCAGATTGATGTCCGCACAAATTTTATTATACATTCCGACGCCGATATAATTATCAGCTACAGCCATTTTCATGATCTGTTTAAAAGTAACTTCTATTTGTTCACAAGTCCGCGGCTTATCCAGTGCATTGTTGATAGCTAACTGGAAGTGGCTGTTTCGAATATCACATAAACGGACATCCTCTAAAAAGGATAGATGTGTTTCTATGATATTTTCATACATTTTCCGAGTATTCATTTCACGGGCAGCCTTTTTTGTGAGGAGCCAACTTCGTGCATACTCTAAAAAAGTCACGTCGGTTCCCTGAACATACTGACCATTTTCCACATCGTTTTTCAACTGATTTACCTGCCGCTCCAGATCAGCACTGGATTTCTTTGAGACAAGGCGTTTGCGGTGCTTGCTACCGTCAGCATTGTAAGTGCCATCCCAGATCTTTGTTTCGTACTCACCACGGGAGTTTTTTAAGTATTTTGCTTTTGCCATAGTATCATCCTTTCTAGTGTTAAAGGTGTCGAAATCGACCCGTTTTTGGGTATAAAAATAACAGCCAGAAGAGAACTGGTGTTCCGCTTGCGTTTGGCTGCTCCGAATGATACAATATGCTTGCTTAGGGCATATGCTTTTCGGAGCTATGTTTGCCGCTCTGGTGTTGGTAGCACTGGGGCGGTTTTTATATGTGTATTTTTATGGTTGTTTAGTTTAAGCCAACCTGCGCTTTTGCAATAACTTTATCGTCTGAAAATGTAATATTTGCATTTGATCCAAGGGATGTCCCGTTCCACATGTAAATTTGTGATGTAGAACCTGCAATTTCTGTATCAGAGATAAGAGCTCCTTCTCCACCAAGCAGAGCAACTACTTCATCATAAGTCATTCCTGTTTCGATGGAATTGTACTGTTCTAGCGTAATCTCAACATCGTCCCCAGAGGAAACACCAAATTGAGCTTTGTTGACAACTTTGTCATTCTGAAATGTTATATTGGCATTTCCCCAGCTCTCAGATGAAGTCCATTCATAAATAACAGTTTTGATACCGGCAACTTCGGATTCTGAAATATTCGTGCCATCCTCACCGATGATGTCGACGACTTCGTCATATGTCATGCCGGTTTCAATACTGTTATATTTTTCCTCTGTTAATCCGGCAGATTCCTTTTCGTCTGTTGTACTGTCAGATGCTACGATATCGGATGATGCTGTAGCGTTGGATGGTGTTGGTATGGTTGAGTCGTTTGAATTATTATCACTTTGAATGGTGGTATCAGAGTCAGATACGTTAGAATTTGAACTGGATTCATTATTTCCACCGTTAATAGCTGCGAAAATAACGATGACGATAATAATTATCAGAATCCATTTCCCTGCACTGCCTTGTCTTTTGCGACAGAATGGACATACTTTTGCGCCTTTTGGAATGATGGACTTGCAATGTTTACATGTTTTTGTAGCTTCTGGTGTTTGACTGTTTTTCATAACACAATCTCCTTCGTATTTTATTTGTAGTATCATATCGATTCTAACATACTTGTAATAGCCGAGCAATGATGTTAAATGGTTGATGACTTCCTTATAAATTCTTCTAATTTATTCCTATCCCAAAGTAAGACACCGTTATGTTCTGCCAGTTCTTTTGCACTTCTGGTAAAATACTGATTAGTTAATACAGCGGCAACATGGCAATCATAAAAGGTTTTGCCGGCAAACGCTTCTTGTACCGCTTTATTGCCTATGTTTTGGGAATAGCATTTGCATTGGATACCATATTTTACCCCATCTTTATAAGCAATAATATCAATACCTTGATCGCCACTTCCTCTTGTGACTTCAACATTTGAAAATTCATTTTTCTTTAATAGATCACCACAAAAATATTCAAACTCATGACCATCCATATTATCATATGGTTTGTTCGAATCCATCGTCCTTGCAGATGTAACTGTTGTGGATGAACTATAAGTAGTGGGGGTATGAGATGAGGAAACAGCTTTTTTTAAGCATAATCTCGAGCTATCTTTAAAAGAACCAGTTGCGATTCTAAATATATCTACGAGCCAACCAATTCCAAATAAACCCATGGTGAGAAGATATAAGATTCCTATTTTAGCTTTTCCAACATAAAAATAATGAGCACCAAAAAAACCGAGAAATATACACAATACAAGTGCAACTGTCTGGTTTTTCCCACTGACGGCAGGAGCCTGTATATAAGGACGGCTGACAGTTTGATTGGGTGTTGGTGTTTGCTGTGGTGCAGAGTAGTAATTATTAATTACGGTACTATTGGTTTGGTTATTTAATATGGTGTCAGGGGCGTTTCGCGGTAACTCACAACCACAGTATTCGCAAAATTTCCCATTTCCTTCGGCTCCACAATTTGGACATTTCATAATATAATCCTCCCTATAGATTAATTAAAGTTTATCGCCATTTTCAGATATATACTTTGACATTTCGTCGTCATGTTCTAATTGAGCATTGCACATTACAGCATATCTTTCTAACTCATATGGAGAAAGTCGTTTTTGCAGTGTTTTGTTTGTTGTTTGTTTTAAAGGCTTTTTTTCGACAGGTTCATGTATTGCGTTTTTAGAAAAACTGTTCTTCTCGCTTTTATTTTCGACGTTTTTCGATGATATTTTTTTAATAGGCTGTTCTTGTACATTTTTTTGAAATTCATCACAGGAATCGGCAGTTGTTTTTAATGAATCGGAAGGATTTTCAAAAGAGTATCCTGAGTTTGGATATAAATTTTCCACTTTTAATGCATTTAATATTTTATTAAAAAACATCATCACACCTCCCGGAAACATTATGCCTGTATATATGATTTCACCCTTAATTCTATCAAAGCCTGTTCATATCCCAGTAGACGAGAAAGTTGTTGAGTGGTCAAATCTCTATTTTCCCTAATAATATCATCTGGAATTAATAGTTTTACAGCAAATGTATTAGCTTCTATCTCCATTTTATTTACAGAAAGTAAAGTTTGCGATCGCAAAAACGGAGTAGATACATCTGGATGGAGAAGGGCATGCCCTAACTCATGGGCGCATGTAAACTTTTTCATGTTTTCACTCAAAGCAGCATTGATGTGTATTTGTTTCATTCTTAATGGCTTATTGTAGTAACCATTAATTGTTCCAAGTTCCTCATAAAAAATTGAAATATTAAGCATATCTGCTATTTCAAAAGGATCATTGGTTTTATATTTTTTTATTAGGCGCGATATTACATTTTGAATATCCAATAGATCACATCCTATTCATTATCTGTGCGATATTTTTTTGGTGTAAATTTCTGTTTCGCATTTATCTTAGCTATTTTCAAGCTGTTCTCCAAGCTCGCTTTTAAAAGTTCTCTGGTTTCATCGTCTAAAGGTTCGCCAGAAAACATAAGGGATTCCTGAGAATCTTCTAATGCATTAAGTGTATTTTCGAGACGTTTAGCGATGTCGCGTTCGTCTTTTTGATTTAATTGCAACCCTGATTTAGCCGAAGTATTTTCTCCATTCATCAAAAAATCCATTGAAATATCAAAATATTCACAGACTGCTTTTGCAGTTTTTGGAGAACATTCAGAGCCTTTATTTTTCCAGGTGCTGATCGTAGAGGAATTAATGCCAGTGTCTTTACAAAAACGATAAGGCGTTATTCCTCTCTCCTTACATAATTTCTCAAAAATTTCGTACATACTTTTCCCTTTCTAAAATTATCTCGGAAAAACGAAATAAAAGTATTGACAAGTTCGGTATAACGAGGTATAGTATGTACATGGCTCGGTTATACGAACTAATTCAAAATAAAACGAGATAATTCGCAATAATGATATAATTCGTTCTGACAAACTAAATATATCACTAAACCGAGCTAAACACAAGTATAAATAACATACAAAAAGGAGGGATATTTTTGTCGAAAATGTACACCTGTGGCGAAGTCGCGGAGAGATACAAAGTCAAGGTCATCACTGTATGGGAGTGGATTCGCCAGCAGAAACTCGGAGCAATTAAAATTGGAAAAGAATACAGAGTTTCTGAGGAAGATTTAATTGCATTTGAGAACTCTAGAAAAACCACCCTGGCGAAGTAGAGGATACCACAACACCAGTTCAATAGAAGGGAGATGAGAAGGGTGAAATGAATGATTTAGATGTTTTATTAGAGGTTAATAAGATAATGAATGAGAAGCATGCAACCATTTTTAACGCGAAAGATGTTCAGGAAGCAACCAAACGCATCAAAAAGAAAGAGATACTTAGAATATTGTGTATAGTAAGTATCTCCGTGGTAGTAAGCCTAATTACTGTATATATGATGTAAAGATAACAGTAAGAAATGCGATTATGGCAGGGATGAAGACATCAGTTAATAAAAAGATTTTTAAAGATTTTTTTCTGGATTCGAAATAATCAACTAATACAGCGTACCCAGAACCGGTCACTTCATAATCTCCGGCATAGGAGGAATCTGAACCTTTTACATGCTTTTTGATATATCCTCTTTGTTCCAAATTGGCAAGCCGGGCATCTGCGACGATGTCATTTTCGCGAAATGTGGACAAGAGTGCCATTGATCCATTTTTGCTTATGAATTTTAGTAACTGAAAATCTTTATCTGACATAAAGTTCTCCCTTTGTTTGTATTTCAGCATAATACTGATAAGGCAATTATAGAAGAGGAAGAAGAAAAAGACAAGACAGAAGGGAGAAAACATGAGCGAAGCAGAAGAGTTAGAAAAACTGTGTAAGCCGGTAGTCGACTGGTTGAAAAAGAACCATGATCCGCATACCGAGGTACATATAACCGTAGATCACATTGATCTGATGGAGAGTGTGATCGGGATTCCAACAGAGTAGGAGGTGGTTAGATGATTTACCCTAAGCCGGTTATGAGAGCGACAGAGCTTGAAAAAATGGGATTTCCGCGTGAGTACTTGCTTTATGCATACCGTAGAAAAGGACAAAACTATGCGTGGAAAGCGACTCCGGCAAGAAACAGTCCGATTTTATTTGACACAGAGGTTTTTGAAAAGTGGAGACTTAGAACAACAGGGGTAGGGAGGTGATAGTGTGTGAGACGTTTATCTAAAATCATCATGGCAACCGGCGGGATTATATCAATGCTTGCCATGTGCTGTCTCGACAGTGACGGCATTTACATGTACTACGCCGGAGCAGTCTGTATCCTTGGTGGATTTATCGCCGGAGCTGGATACGGGTTGAGAGTTCTGTTGGAGCGCAGAAGAGAGATGCAGATCGAGATGTTTTATTTTCATCAGGCGGACAAGCTGGATGGGGATATGGAGTTTATTGGAATTGAGGAGGTGGGAAAGTGACAGAACAGGAAAAACAGGAGATTGTTTCCGAAGTTGAAAAACAGATTTTAGAAAAGATGAAAGGAACTGTCATTCGTGAGGATACACACTCAGTTTTAAAAGAGCCGCGTTCTAAGTGGTTTACCAGTACATCCTGCAATCAAGAATCTATTATGTACAAACTCTTTGGCACATATATTTATTGGAGCGTTTGGGAAATGATTCGTAAACTTACATGTTACATATGCGGAACAAGCTATGTAAGAAATCTTTCGGGCAATGAGATGGCTAACGAAGTTGCAGAAAAATTGTGTCAACTTGTATTTGAACTAAGAACGGAGTACTTGGAACATGAAAAAGAAAAATAGCACCCTGATAACTTTGGCGAGTACAGGTGCTATTTCAATCGTGGAAATACCAAGTATTTCTGCGTTTATTGTAACACTGGAATTGAGGTTGTGTCAATGTATGAGAAACAATGCAAACGCTGTGGATGTTCCATGGATCCGGGCGAAGGTCGTAACGGAGTGTGTGATGACTGCATAACCGGTGAGACGGAACGGCAGAAGCGCGAAAAACAGATTGAGCGGATGGTCCGGGCAACGGATTGGACGCAGATGGAAATGGAGGAATTTATAAGTGTCAAAAATTAAGTTGTGCAGTAAGGACGAGGAAAATCTTATTGAAGAGTTGCAGCATTTGAGTGAGGTTTTAGAAGAAATCGGTGTTGAGGGAGTGGCAGCGATTGTCTGTACATCCAACGGAGATATAAGAAGCAGGTTTTGTCTCAATACTGAGACAGAATTATCCATCATGATTGAGAACGATGGGGACAAAGTGACAAGAGAATACAGATATTAAAGGAGATCAAGCATGAGTAATATTACAAAAATTAAAATTAAAAATCTTTTCGGAATCAGAGAGTATGAGGCAGATGGAAGTTCTTTAGAACTGTCCGGTAAAAATGGTACAGGCAAGAGTTCTGTGCTGGATGCAATTAAGTACGCGCTTACCAATAAGAGTGATCGCGACTATATCGTACATAAGGGAGAGAACGAGGGCGAGATTATCGTTGAAACAGATACCGGACTTTCCATTGATCGTAAGGTCAGAATAGGAAAGGCACCTTATAAGTCAGTGAAAAGAGATGGTTTAGAGGTAGGAAGTCCAGAAGCGTTTTTAAAGGAATTATTCACACCGTTGCAGTTGAATCCTATCGAGTTTATGAACATGGATAAAAAGCAGCAGAATGCGATCATCCTTGATATGATCGAGTATCCGTGGGATATGAACAAAATCAAGGAGTGGTTCGGGGAGATTCCGGCGTGGGTTTCTTACGATCAGAACATTCTTTCTGTGCTGAATGATATTCAGGCAGAGAACGGCGATTATTATCAGAACCGCCGTAATATTGACCGCGATATCAGAAATAAAAAAGCTTTTGTGGAAGAGATCGCAAATGGTATCCCAGTTGGATATGACGTTGAAAAATGGGAACAGGCAAGCGCCGGAGATATTTATCGTCAGATCGAGCGTATGCAGAAAGAAAATCAGACCATCGAGAGAGCAAAACTGTTGAGAGACAGTCGCGATAGTAAGATTAGAAAGTTTGATGCTGATCGTGAGATTGAGATCACAGCACTGGATCGTGAAATTGCTAACCGTGCAAACCAGATTGATAAATCCATTGCATCTTTAAATGAACAGATTAGAGCTTATGAGACAGAAAAAGAACAGCTTGCATCTAAGAAATCAGATAAGTTGGAAGTCATCGAACAGACTTACAAAGCGAATGTGGCACGTTTTGATGCAGAGATCGCCGAGTATGCAGAATATGCAGACAAGCAGCCACAGGATGTGACAGCATTGCAGGAGCAGGCACAGGAGATTGAAAAAATGCAGTCTCATATCAATGAATATAAAAGAATGCTCCGCCTGCAGAGTGAAATTGAGGAAATGCAGGCACAGTCACAGGAGCTTACGGACAAGATTGAGAAAGCGAGAACGCTTCCTGGGGAAATCCTTGCAAACTGCACGATCCCGATTGATGGTTTGACTGTTGAGAACGGAACGCCGTTAATTAACGGCTTACCGGTATCGAATCTGTCTGAAGGAGAAAAGCTGGATCTCTGCATTGATGTGGCGATTCAGAATCCGAATGGTTTAAATATCATCCTGATCGATGGGGTTGAGAAACTGGCAACGGATCTTCGTGAAAAACTCTATCAGAAATGCAAGGACAAAGGATTACAGTTTATTGCAACCAGAACAACGGACGATGACACAATGACAGTGGTTACGTTATAGGAGGTGCGAGAATGGAAAACACAGAGATTATGACAATAGAGCAGAGTAGTCCGTTATCAACAAATGTATTTTCTAATCCAGAAGCATTTCAGAATTTATTTAATATTGGGAAAATGTTTGCATCATCTTCTCTGGTGCCGCAGGCATATCAGGGAAAGCCAATGGATTGCACTATTGCTGTTGATATGGCAAATCGTATGGGTGTCAGTCCAATGATGGTTATGCAAAACCTCTATGTGGTGCAAGGAAAACCGCAGTGGAGTGGACAGGCTTGCACATCAATGATTATGGCAAGTGGAAAATTTAAAAATGTTCATCATGTATATACCGGAGAGCGTAACACGGATTCTTGGGGCTGCTTTTTATCAGCAGAAAAAGTAGATACCGGGGAAATTGTAAATGGGGCAGAAGTTACTATTCAGATGGCAAAAGATGAAAAATGGTATGACAAAAATGGAAGCAAATGGAAAACCATGCCGGAACTTATGCTTGCATATCGGGCATCTGCATTTTTCGCAAGAGTACACATTCCAAATTCATTAATGGGTTGTTCGGTTGAAGGGGAACTGGAAGATATATCTCCTGCACCAATGCAGGCTCCGCCGGATCCATTTGCAGATTCTAAACAGGCACAGATCGCAAAAGAAGCATCGGAGGTATTTGATAATGTTATTAACGAGTGAAAATTATTACAGCCGTGAGGCAAATGAAGAGTATTTATCTGTCAGCCAGTATAAAGATTTTATGGGTACATACGGCAAGCCCGGCTGTGAAGAATATGCCCTTGCAAAGTTAAATGGTACATGGGTGGAGGCTATGGAAGATTCCACAGCATTGATGGTCGGTTCTTATGTAGATGCACATTTTGAGGGAACGCTTGATTTATTCAAAGCGCAGCATCCATGCATGTTTAAAAAGGATGGAAATCTGAAAGCCGAGTATGTAAAGGCAAATGAGATGATTAACCGATGTGAAAGGGATGCACTGTTTATGCAGTACATGAGTGGCGAAAAACAGGTCATCATGACAGCGGATATGTTTGGTGCAAAGTGGAAAATCAAAATTGACAGTTACCATCCAGGCAAATGCATTGTGGATCTGAAAACCTGTCAGAGTATTACCAAGGAATTTTATCATCCAGATACAGGACACCTTAATTTCCTTGCAGAATGGGGTTATTACATTCAGGGCGCAGTTTATCAGAAAGTTGTTGAAATCAATACTGGAAAGAAGCTTCCATTTTTTATTGCAGCAGTCTCAAAAGAAAAAGAGGCTGATATACAGGTGATCGCTGTGGAACAGAGCCTGCTTGATGAAGCACTTACAGAGGTTGAGCACAACGTATCAACCATCCTTATGCTGAAAAGTGGAGCAGTAGAGCCGATGCGTTGTGAACATTGTGATTACTGCAAGCATACGAAAGTATTGAATAGACCTATCTGGTCAAGTGAATTGATCGGGGAGGTGTAGATGAAAGATTCTATTGTTATTGATATGAGTTATGCCGGATATGATATGATCGACGGCACGCCGAACGTGCACAGGCATCATATCTTTGAGGGGACAGCGAACCGCCGGTTATCGGACGAAGATGGTTTGTGGGTGCCGTTATCCTATGAGCATCATGAGGGGAACATGAGCGTGCACCGTAATAAGGAAATGAGTGTGTTGATGCATATTATCGGTCAGCTTGCATGGGAAAAGCATTATATCGTAGAACATGAAGATGTGAGCGAGGATGATGCCAGGGATGCTTTCCGGAAGAGATATGGAAAAAGTTATTTGTAGGGTTGAAACGCCTTAAGAAACAGTTCATGTGAAAAATAATATATCACAGTATTATTAAGAGCCATGATCTCCGGTGCCGATGGGTGCCGGAGGGAAAGGAGAAGATATTGAATCAGTTAGAGATTTTTAAGAATAGAGAGTTTGGAGAGATCCGAACAGTAACGGTAGATGGAGAACCGTGGTTTGTTGCGAAAGACATTGCGGAAATTTTGCAATATACAAATACACAAAAAGCCATCAGAGATCATGTTGACGAAGAGGATAAGCTGACCGAACGAATCGTTCTGTCAGGTCAAAACCGGGAAGTTATTTGTATTAATGAATCGGGACTTTACAGTTTGATTCTTTCAAGCAAAATGCCAGGAGCAAAGCGTTTCAAACGTTGGGTGACATCGGAAGTGCTGCCACAGATCAGAAGAACCGGCACCTATCAAAAACCGCTGACACCACAGGAAATGATGCGTGTACAGCTTGGTATGATCGATGGACATGAAGAGAGAATCACGCATCTTGAAAATACCATGACCATTGATTATGAACAGCAGCAGGAATTAAAGAAAACTGTAAATAAAAGAGTGATTGAGGTTCTTGGTGGTAAAAAAGCACCGGCGTATAAGGAAATGAGCAAAAAGGTGTTTTCTGAGTGTAATCATGATATTCAGGATTATTTCAGAGTCAATTCCAGAAACAATATTCCGACCAAGAGATACCAGGAAGCTGTTGAATATGTCGAAGGATGGAATCCAAGTAATAATACAATCCTTGAAATAAGAAGCTGTAATGTGGGAATGGGTGGTGTCAATGGAGTATAAATTTACGATTCCCGGACGGTTGGATGGCTTGAATGATTACACAGCCGCCAACCGGACGAATCCCCGTAAGGGCGGACGTGTAAAAAAGGATAATGAATCTGTTGTGATTTGGTGTATACGGCAGCAACTTCCAGGAGTACATATCACAAAGCCAGTATTGATTTATTATCACTTTTTTGAAAAGGATATGCGCCGTGATGGAGATAATATTCTTTCTTGCGGCACGAAATTTATTCAGGACAGTTTAAAGCATACGATATTGCAGGAAGATAACCGGAATAAAATACCACATTTTTATCATGATATTTCCGTGGATAAGGACAATCCAAGGATTGAAGTTATCATTACGGAACTTACACCGGCGCAGGCGAAAATGTCACTGAGAGAGCTTCTTAAGGACTTGGAAACGGGGTGATGTCTTGACGGATGAAAAGAGCAGCTTTGTCCTGTATGCGGAGTATCTGGAACATATAAAACTGCTTACGATGGAACAGCGAGGAGCACTCCTGACGGCAGTATTGTGTTACGCGTCAGGGGATGAACTGCCGGAAATGGACGGCATGACCAATATGGCATTCAGCTTTATCAAATCAAGGATAGATCGTGACACTGCCGCATATTTAGAGAAGATTGAGAAACGTCGGGAAGCCGGAAAACTTGGTGGCAGACCAAAAACAAAAGATATTTCACAAAAACAAGAGAAAGCAAAAAAAGCAAATGGTTTTTCTGAAAAGCAAAATAACCCTGTTACTGATAATGTTAATGTTACTGTAAATGTTAATGATAATAATAAAAATACTTTGGCGGATGCCAAAGCGTTGTTCGAACGTCTGTGGAAAGTATATCCGAACAAAAAAGGCAAAGGACAGGTATCGGATACCCAAAAGAAACAGCTACTTGCAATCGGGGAAGATAGGCTTGTTAAAGCGATTGACCGCTACAGTCTTGAATTGCAGAAGGACGCCGACTGGAGGAAAGCACAGTACGGGAGCACATTTTTTAACAGTGGCTATGTAGATTATCTGGATGAGAACTATGTGCCTGGCAAAGCAACAGAGCATAAGGGCAAAAGCAATGCTTTTAGTAATATTAATCATCGTCAGTATGACTATGACGAATTAGAAAAACAGGTGCTAAATTCACAACCGGGAGGTGGTTGAAGTGAATATGACGGAGGGAGAAATTTGCAGGCAGTACCGCAGCGCAAAGGACAGAGCAAGCCAGCTGCAGATTTTAGCAGATTTAAATTGTGTGCCGCGATTGGAGATCATTAAGATCTTGATGCATAACGGTGAACAGGTGCGGTTGCCACTTGCGGCAAAAGGTAAGAAAAGAACAACGGAGCTGACGGACGAAGAGTACGCGGCGGCACTGTTTAGACGGTTGGATGTACTTGATCGAGAAATTTCCAAGAGGGAAAGAGAATACCGGGAGATTGTGACTGTGATGAAAGGAGCGGGGAGATATAAATGTGGAAAGAAGGTAAGAAACGCCGCGCAATTATCGGAAAAATGAATAATAACTTGTCAATGCCGACAAAGCACCCGGACCAAGATGCTTTGAAAAGATTCAGAGAAGTACCGTATCAGTTGCGGTATGGGAAGGAGAAGAAAGATGCTGAATAGAGAAAAATATGCAAAAGAGATTATTGAAATCGCGTGCAATGGGGGGAACATTGCCGTCGTTAATGGAAAGCTGGAAAATTGCAGAAAAACACAGTGCAACGAGTGTAATTTTAATGGCGGCACAATAAGAGATTGTGAAATAAAGACGAGAAAATGGGCGAACAGCGAATATGTCGAACCGATTGAACCACAGGTTGATTGGAGTAGAGTTCCAGTTGATACACCGATTCTTGTGAGACATAGCGAATCCTGTGGATGGGATCGGAGATATTTTGCAAAATACAACAACGGATTAGTGTATGCATGGAAACAGGGCACTACATCATGGAGTGCTGAAGATCCGGCATATGTATGTGATTGGAAATATGCAAAACTTGCAGAAAGCGAGGAAAGTCATGATTGAGTGTATAAGAACTGCGGCACGGGATAGCAAAACAGAACGCATTAAAGTTTCCTGCTTAGATATTATCGTAACAATGATAGGAAAAAAGCCATATTACGAAATCAAGTACAAGGAAATCGGAGAGGACTATTATCATGTTGGCTACAGTTCCTATAAGCTAGAAAATGTTTTAGATTGGAAGGATGAGTGCTTTGAGATTGTGAAAGAATGCAGACCGCAGACCAATGCAGACCGGATCCGGAGCATGACGGATGAAGAACTTTTAGATTTCCTTTGCTCAATCGAAACATATGAGCAGGGTAGTGTAAAGACCATTGAGGGCGGTGTAGCAATGTGTTCTGTTACAGAGGTGGAACAATGGCTTAAGGCAGAAAGTGAGGGATAGCATGGAGAGATTAACATATGTGGCAGAGAATGGAGAAGTTTTATTTCATCCAGCAGATTTACCGGATGATGAGGGAATTACCATTACCCAGCTTGCGAAAGATGGAAGATACAAAGCCCTGGAAGAGATTGCGGAAAGACTTGCAAATAGAGAGCAAGCCGAAGAGCAGGGATTACTTCTGCGGTTGCCGTGCAAGGTTGGAGATACTTTGTATAGGGTAAATAAAGGAGCGAAAGAGCCAGTTATTATGATGCGCGTTATCCAGTTATATATCAAGCAGATTCATAAAGACAGAACTGTTATGAGAATTGATGCTATAAATGACACTGATATGGGTGAGAGTTGCTATTTACCGTGCGACATTGGCGAAAGGATATTCCTTACCAGAGAGGAAGCCGAAGCCAAGCTGAAAGAAATGGAGGGGGAAAGTGATGTACTGTGATGGAAGATGTCAGTATTTAAACGAACGTAAACATAAATGTGAGTTGACCGGAGAAAAATTGACTTACATGAAGCAGACCGGAAGTATTTCATTTTCCGTGCATGAACATAGAGGATTTTGCAAAGGAAAAAAGGTGGAACGTGATGGGAGACGTAGTTAAACATATACCGAAAGATGATCTGTGCCCGTTCTGTAAAAAAAAGGAATCAACTTTGCTGTGCGACATGCCTGTAAATACAGTTATTACACATGCACGGGGAAGCGGATTTAAAAGTTATACCATGACCTGTGATAAGAAAATCTGCACGGAATGCACCACAAGAGTGAACGGGTTTGATTTCTGCCCGGATTGTGTGAAGAGGATCAAGATAACACCGAAGGGAGTGAAAGAGTGATGGAGAATAGATTTTTATCCCGTGGAAAGCGGATTGATAATGGCGAATGGATACAAGGATATTTATATGGTATCTGGGAGAGAAGATATATCCTATGGGGAATGATCAATGATATCCCGAACATGGCCGAAGTAGACCCAGAAACCGTCTGCCAGTGCACCGCAATGCCTGATAAGAACGGTAAGCTGATTTTTGAGAATGATATTCTTTCAGGGCATATCGACGTTGAGTTTCCAGAAGATGAGACGAGAAAGCGTGTCGTGTGGCATGAAAACGGATGGTGTACGAATGAGCCGGGCTGTGATGACTACGAGGAACTGGATGATTTTGATTCAGAGAATTTTGAAGTGATCGGCAACATGATTGATAACCAGGAACTGTTGGAGGTGTAGGATGCCGAGAACCATAGCGTATAGAGCGGGAGGATTTACAAATTGTGGAATCGGTTACACAAAATTCAGTCAGGAGGAATTGGCAGAAATGAAAGATAGAGTCATGACGGAGAATGAAGCAACAACAAAAAAATATTGCAGTACATGTAAATACTACGCTGAATATGAGGGTGTTTGTTGCAATGGAGACAGTGAACACTGTGCAGATTTCCGTGGACTGGATGATACATGTGAGAAATGGAAGGAAAACGAAGAATGAATGAAGAACTTAAGCCATGCCCGTTCTGCGGCGGAAAAGCAATGTTCTTTACCATTGTAAATAAGTCATCACATTCGGATGTTGGAGTAATGTTCAAAATCAAATGTATGAAATGCGGAACAGAACTTCCAAAAAGCTATGAATGTGAGATGTATATGGATCAGGACGGTGGAATCAGAACAGGAAAAGACGAGCGAACAAAAGCAACTACAGATTGGAACAGGAGGGCAAACAATGAGACTGATTGATGCGGATGCATTGGTAAAACGACTAGAAAAAAGTCATGAATATCACGCAAAAACAAGCAGAGAGGAAGTTTTACTTTTCCGTGATATCAGAATTATAAATGAACAGCCGACCGCCTACGACCTAGACAAGGTTGTAGAGCAGTTAAACGACAAGTTCAGAGTCGTGCGAACTGATGAAGATTTGGAATGGAACAGAGCAATGGACGAAGCAATTACAATCGTGAAAGGTGGCGGTGTAGAGTGACAAGAGAAGATAAAGAAGCAATTTTAAATAGTTTTGACGAAACAATGATACAACCGGATGAAGCTATGAACCTCACAGAAATGAGAGCATATGTAAAAGGTTTTGAAGATGCTAGAAATGCAATGTTTGATGCGACTGACAAGTTTTATCGAAGTAATAAGACGGATTAGAAGAATACAATCCGAAACATGAAAAATCATGGAGACCGGATTGGTGTCCGCTCCGGGAGTTGCCGGAGAAGAAAGATACGATTATCTACGAAAACGATGACTGGGGAACAGTTAATCTGAAAACGAAAGATGAAGGCTGGAATGCCTGCTTAGATGAAATTTTGAAGTAAATCGAAAGGAGTAAGAGGTTTGCTGGCCAGCGTGAAAGAGCTCTTTACTCCGAGAAGAAAATGGAATCAGTAAAAGAACGTATGGAGCGAATCGGAGCATACGAAAAGATAGTATCTTTTATGCAGAAAGAAAAGCAGCCATATGAATATAAAAGAAAATATGCACAGATCAGAGCAGAAGAGTTCGCAAGTGAATGTGACGGAAGATTGCTCAATTACCATGTTTCGGTTGGTGGACTTGACAGTATAATCTTATACCTGTTTTTACATGAGGTATGCGGAATTGACGCACCAGGAGTCAGTGCATCTACACTGGAAGACAAGAGTATACAGAGAGTACATAAGGCTCTTGGAATAATAAATGTACCGCCGCTGAAAAGAGATGATGGCACATATTGGACAAAACCAAAGGTTATACAGGAATTTGGATTTCCGGTCATTTCAAAGGAAGTGGCTGCCAAGATAGAATTGTTACAAAATCCGTCAGAGAAAAATAAAACTGTCCGCCATGCGATTATTACTGGGGAGACTGGAGAATATGGCGGATGGCAGAAAAACTCTAAAATGCAGCTAAAACAGAGATGGTTAAAGCTGTTCGGTGGGTATGAAAATGAAACCGAAGGATGCGACTTTCAAAAGCCGGATTTTCTGGTATCTGCGAAATGCTGCTATTACCTCAAAGAAAAGAATTGTGAAGACTGGGGCAAGGAACATAACAGTGTCCCGTATTTGGGATTGATGGCATCCGAGGGCGGCAGACGTGCCA